CTATAGTCCTCCGTTTGAATTGAACAGCTGAAAAGTACGGTTCTCGCCTTCCTGCGTTGAGACATCGCGGAATGTTGTCACATACCACTCGATCCATTCGTTGGCCTGCTTCATCGTCCAGTTCCAGTTAACCTTGCTCAGTTCCTGGACAAACCGCTGTGTGGTGACGGTCTTCCGGCCATTTGGTTCCTGCTGTATCGAAGCATACCAGGCTATTTCAATATCGCTGCGTCGTGGCATCATTACGCCCTCTCTTGAATACCGGATAAAAACACAGTATAAATACTGTATATCCATCCAGTAAAGGAGTAATGAGCAATGTTCGTGGAACTCGTTTATGACAAAAGGAATTTTGATGGTCTGCCCGGTGCAAAAGATATCATTCTGGGCGAGTTGACTAAGAGGGTTCACAGGATTTTCCCGGATGCTGATGTCCGGGTTAAACCGATGATGACACTACCAGCGATCAACACTGACGCCAGCAAGCATGAGAAGGAACAGATAAGCCGTACTGTTCAGGAAATGTTTGAAGAGGCTGATATGTGGCTGGTTTCAGATTAAACACCTTGAACCGTCATATTGCTTAAGTACAATCCGCCGTGACTGGCAATCATTCAATACTCGCACTATCGGACGTTCGCCAGTTGGCCGCAATCATGCTCTTGCATACGGTGTGATTGCGGCAACCATCATTTTTACGACTGGGTATCCTGCTGATTTTGCTGGCGCTCACGTTGGGTTTTTTCCATCGCTTCCTGCATATCATTCTGTTTCTGGTTCCAGATGCTGTTCTGCGGCATCTCAACACGAACCGAAACAAACTGATCGGCAGGAATATCAACCGGAGCACCGTCCATTACGCCATTGCGCTCATTGCGTGCATTTCGTATAAACTCAGGAGCATTTGAGTGAGTACGGTGATAGGTTTTCACAAGTACCGAACCATCGGCATTAACCTCATAGTCCAGCCATATCAGTGGTTGACTGTTTCGATCTTTGGGAATATCAAATCCGCCATCAATACCGCCCCAGGCTGCATCAGCATTCAGGCCCATACAACCATTTATCAGATATTCACCGACCGACACGCGGATAACGGTACAGCCTTCTGCCTCCTCGTTTGTTTCAGCACGTCCGTCAGAAAACAACCTGACTACTGGAGATGCAGCTTTCAGGGTACCATCAGCGGCCTTTGTGGTGTTTGCTGTGCTGTAAAAAGTACATGCCTGTGCTGTACCACCATTAGGTTGCGAAAACCCCATTAACTTTAAATTACCCGCCCCCATGAAGAGCTGGCAATTTATCGTGTCCAGGTAATTAATCTTTACCCCCACACCATAATCGGTGTAAAAACCACCGCCACCATATGCAAAAAACATGGTTCCCGACGCGGCTGAATTAAGCTCAGCATTGGTGGCTATCTTGTATCGTCCTAACCCAAATGCCCCTGTTGTTAATACCCTTCCCGGAGTCAAATCTGTAGCGCTGGTGATAATATCTTTTGCGGACGCAGTTCCGAGAGAGGTTTTATCTGCTTTATCGCCAAGTGTCTTACCTATGTCACTTATAGACTGATTAATGCCACTTAATGTAGTGGCTATCCCTCCCCATGCAGGTCCTGTGAATGAACTGCCATCAGGCAACTTAACAGTGACATTTCCGCTTCCACTAAAAATGCTTTGCCAGTTCTGTTTGTCGTAGTTCAGTCCGCGCAGGGCTTCTGCGCTTTGTGCCACCAGCGCCGCGGTGACCATATTCAGCGCCACACGGGGAACAGCTGACCAGGCCGCGCCAGACTGTGTTGGCCCGGTGAAATTGCTTACCAGAGTCAGTGATGTATTGCTGTTGACGGTCTTAACCGGGAGGGTGTAAGGAATACCGCCCACTGTAACAACAATAAAATCTCCGGCTGCCAGCTCTGTAGTGAATGCGGTTCCGCTGCCGGATACAGCCGCAGAGTTATTCGTCAGGGTTAATGTTCCTGCTGACATAGTTTTTCCTCAGTACATATTCGGAAGAATAAGAATGGGCATGGCGATATTTCTGTTTCTGGTCATATCCCATGAACCGGAATTACGGTCCGCAAATACTTTGTTGTAGGCTGACCTGACGCTACCGCCTGACATGACCACGCCTTTGGTTCTGATATTTCCCCATCCACCAATCATTCGTACCTGAACGCCGGTATAGACTATCTGGCAGAACCCGCCGCCAATATCCTGGAAAGCATCGGTAATCTGGATTTGACGGTCATATACAAAGGGGCGTTTCAGCGTGGAGAAAGTCACCTGGCCTGCGGCGTTGGTCATCGTGATACCGTCGCCGCCGACAGGTGCGGTCTGATTGAATATCACCAGGTCAATCGTCGCCGTTCCGGCCACGTCGTCCCGCCCTGTGTAGGAAATATCGCGAACGATGATGTTGCCGCCATCAAACCCCACCGACACATTCGGGTTATCCCATTTACCAAAAGGTATACCGCTAACTGGAAGCGCAGCGCTGCCGTTAACCGTAATGCGTCCGGACCAGGCGCAGGTCATCAGCGCGGCCTGGTTGGATATGGCGGTGAAGTCAGTCGAGTTTGAAACAAACAGCCCTTCGTTATACGTCGCCGCAGGCAGCAGCTCCATGACGTAACCAGACCAGTCGGGGACAAGACTTTTTCCACCGATTGTCTCAGCCCCGATAATGACCCCTGAATCACCGTTTCGGGTGACGCTGGTCATAATGGCCACATCAAATTCAGCAAAGGAATAGATGTAAATGGGGTTAGTTGGCACAACGATAGCCTGTGAGCCAGGAACGAGTGGCGTATTGACCGGATACTGCATGAACTGGGATGACCAGCCCGAGAAGGATGTGCAAAAACTGGGGGCTCGCAGCCCCGCAGTAATTGCCATTGCCGGACGGCCATCGTTGTAATCAATCAGAATACCTTCCGGCATTATGACCACCTCCCGACGACAACCCGTCCACCACCAGGAAGATTAACTGTCACTCCATTGCCGTTGATAACAACAGTGTTATTCGTACCGTTAAATGCAAACTGGCCGCTGTTCGCATAAAACTGCCCATGAAATTCGCAGTTCCCGTTCTTGTCGATATTCCACCCAGCCCCTAAAGGACCAGAAACGAAAGATGTGGACCGGATATAGTTGCCAATTTTGGCATTGGTAATGCTGCCATCCTGAATTAGCGCATCACGGATAAATACCTGTCCGTTATATACAAAGAATGCAGCAGTGTAATTCCCCGGATCGCTTCCAGAATAAATACCGAACTGATCGGCGGCAAATACAACCGTGGATTTATAGCTGCTTCCATCAGGTTCGATGGACATACCGATACCAGTGTTGTATTTAACACCATTTCTTACGATACCCATGTTCAGCGTGTAGGAGGCTTTGGCTGTTCCGTCGCTGTTCACCACCGCAGTCATTTTCTGGTTTACAGCAGAGGTCAGACTACCATCAGGTCCTATTTGAGCCTGGACATAAGTGGATAAGTCAGCGAGCCCCTGCTCAGCAGTAGCCACCGTGGTTTTTACGACCAGAATATCAGCGCGTACCTCACCATACTGTTGATACTGATGCTCAACGGTGCCATGATTCGCCAGCGCATTTTCCATAATGCCTTCCAGGTTCGTATCAACACCGGCCTTAATATTATGGAACGCGTCAGAGTTCTGAATCTGATCATCTATGATGTCAATCAGCCCGCCCGTGTCCATAGAGCACAACGCCGGAACTTCGATAAAACCGGATGCACCAAAGGCGTTAACCGTTCTGATGTACCAGTAATAGGTATGTCCAACCTGTAGCTGATTGCTTGTCCATGTGGTTCCCATGCCTTCACGGCTTGCATTCCCTTCCACGGTCGCTGTTGAGGTATCAGGTAGTTTCGTTTCACCTGACGTCCAGAAATCGAACTGTGTGGAAACATTAGTGATCGCCGCCAGACGCGGGATCAGCGTGACGGAAAAGAAGCCCTGCTCAATATCAACATGGGAAGGTGCAGGCGGGGCTTCGATACTGAATTCCAGATACCCTTCCGGCGACTCTGCCCCCATCTGGTTTACAGCAATAACATGTGCGGTATAGGCGTTTTTCGGTAACCCGGTAAGGCGCGTAAACGTCCCCGGAACCTGGACAGACATGACCATCTGACCATTACGGCGGATGATCACTTTGTTGTAGACCACCTGACCGATGTTTTGCCAGGACAGAATACCCTGTACTACCTGCCCGATTTCCTCCACGGTGTATTTCAGATTCTGCGGCTGCGCCACTCCTCCTGATGGCAACTGGGTGAACGGCGGTCTCTCAATCGGTTTACCAACAGCGTCGCCCCAGACATCTGCTGTTTCCTGCTTCAGCGTCAGTTGTACGCCATTCTGAACGCCGAACTTCCAGTCAGTTACCCGCATCTCAACATTCACGATACCAATAGACGGGAAATTCACCTTCACATACATTCCCGGGCGATAACGGTACCCGCTCAGGTTTAACGTAACGTTCATGGTTCTGGCGATGCGGGTGCGCTTTAACTTCACGTCTGCCAGACGCTGGGCCTGAAATTCAGAGGTCACAAATCGCAGCTTCATATCCTGCGATATTTCCACGCCGTCTTCCGTCACCCATTCACTGACAGACACAGAGGGGAAATCAGCTTCGGTATACCCCTGCTGCGGATCAACAAACGTCCCCTTGATGGTGTTAACGCGTTCCGCCTGAGAGACTTCCGGCATGATTTCAATATCACCGGCCAGCTGGCTCTCAGTGATCACCTCTGTCGCGGGGCCATAATAAGCCCCAACCAGAAGGCCATGTTTGCCCGCGGTATACGTTACATCCCCGGCGCATGCTGCCAGCATCCCTTCCAGAATACTGACTTTGTTTTCACTGAGATCGAACTCACCGTTGATGGTATAGCGCTTCTCAACGGTATTACCTCCAGTAATCACATCCTCATCACAGATATTCGCCGCTTCCTTAAACTGATCCCAGAGAATATCGGTGTCGGACACTTTCAGGTAATTACGATAATAGTCCAGGATAACCAGCGCAGCGTTATTGCTGTAACCCGTCAACCCGGTACGCGGGTCATAAACGGCACGCCCCTGTTTTTCTACCTTGATGTTAGGGATACCTGCCGGGAATTTTTCAGCGTTGAACTTCAGGGATACGCGTAGCCAGGTGATCCCTTTCCCGATCATGTCTTCTTTCCATGACGGGCAGTTTTCCAGCATGTAAGGGTCCGCCGTCTGTCGGTTGGTGTGCACCTCGAAAAAGGCATGCTCAGGATAGCTACTGATAGGCTCATCACCCAGCCAGACAGTCTGTACACCGGATAACGGGTGCCCCGCCAGAGCAATGGCCAGATGCAACATTTCACCATCATCCTGTTCGCCAGCCTGCTCTTCGGAAAAGAACAGAGTGCCAGCAGATGTGGAACGACCATAAACAACGGTTTTTGCACTGGCCGCTGCGCGCAGAACCTGTTTGCGTTCAGACGTATCACGGTAGGAATTCAGCGATGGGGTCTTGGTCAGCGCCTGAGTGGCAATCTGTGCGGCAACTGTAATAACCATTGCGATGGCATACATTTCATTTGCCGCTGCAACACCTGCGGCAATGGTGGCAACAATAGGAACAGCAGCAGGCATTAACGCACCCTCCAGACACTCAGCGGTTTAACCCGCAGACTGACAAGACCAGTTTCGCCAGGAACCCACACAACGCCGGAATACACCACCCCGGCGCATCGCGCTCCGGCATTTTCAACAACGGCGATATCCCCTCGTTGCGCCAGCTTTCCCGGAACTTCATCGAGATAACGGGCCAGCACCTTTTCAAGCGAGCCGCCGCCGCGCAATATCGCCTTTTTTGCCCCATGTTCGCTGTCGTAGGTTCCGCGCCAGCCCGCCGCAAAATCCTCGCCGCACATGGCCTGAGCACAGTCAGCCGCGAACAGGCAGCAGTCATGACTACCCCATAAAAAAGGCCGCTGTTCAGCGGCCCTTATTACGGTGATTAATCTGTTATGCCAGTCCGGATGCTTCATGCTTCCTCACTTATAGGTAAATCCTGGTGCATCTTTTTTATTGCCCCAGTAAATTGAACGTTCAGCCATCTGCGCCACATAACGGAATATGTGATCGCCGGGATAAGCGGCCTGTTGCGATTCATCGGTATAGCGATCGGGAAAAGGACGTTGCCAGTCTTCAAAAATATTACTGAGGGTGTATTGCAGGGCGTTCGTCTCTCCGGCTGTCGCCCCCGTACTGGATACCCTCCCTTTGAACAGGAGGTCAGCAACCTGGACAACGCCGCTATCATCCATGGCCACCAGGTAAATTTCGGCGTTTCTGCCCACACAGCGCTCATTCAGCGTGGTGGCAAAGAGGGCCATATCCAGACCAGAAAGGGTCATTTTGACCTGCGTTGGGCTTGTCGTGCTGGTTTCACTGGCATCATCAACAGAGCCCATGCGCCCCATGCCGTAATAAACATAGCCGCCGAGAACCAGCGGCCCGGTACCGGAATGCACATAGACGGTGCCGGATTCAAACTGAATATTAGCGGCAATCGCAACCGTCACCCTGTCGCGGGATAACCACTCCACCATCGAGTCAGAAAAGGGGGAATACAGCATTAAAATGCCTCCTCAAGCTCCAGCGTGTAACTGGTAAAAACACCCGGCACACGGTTACCGGCACCCTGCTGGCTATCTTTCAGTTTGAAAATACCGTAGGGTTTCGCAACTTCAATGGCAACATTGGCAGGTGGCGAGCTACGCAACATAGGCGCAAAGGCAATCATTGCGGTACCGTTCGCAGTACTCGTCACATCAGTTGTAACCATCTTCAGCTCGTCGTTAACAGTGAAGTAATCTCCCTGTCTGAGAACCACTGTTCCCGGTGTCCAGCCCTTACTATGAAGCTGAACTCCCGTCTGATCTGCCCCATCAACAACGGGCGCACCAGCAGGCGCTCTGCCACTTCTGCCCCAGTCACGGACTTTTACCCTGCCATACTCACCATCAAGCGAAGCCACCAGAGCATCAATGCGCCTGGATTTTTCATCCGTCAGGTTATTGAAGGTCAGGGAGCATACCCAGCGGGTACCGGGGAAGCGTGCTGTCTGCGATGCTCCATTGAAAGGGGAGCGGAAGGTTTTGGTGTTACTCTCAGGTCGCCATGTCAGCGACGCGGGACAGACATCTTCCGGCCATTCAAGTACAGCCATAGATTCTCCTGCATTAGTCTGCGCACGGCGGCGCTACTGATCATTTGTCAGGATGTTACTGATTTACATACCTGGTTATGTTGGGTGTTCGGTCAGTGGTGGGACACTGATGTATAAGCAATGAGAGGAAAAAATGTTACGCGCACACTTCAACAACATGGAAAAAATACTAGCCGCTCAAGGGGCTTCAGTATCAATAGCCGGGCACTCATTACATAAAGGAACGCCAAGAGAAGAATTTATTTCCAAATTTCTTAAAGATCACTTGCCCAGCAACATATCCATTGGCACTGGCGAAATAATTGATCATAACTCAAAACCAGGAGATCAACGGAATCAATATGATATAGTTTTGTACCGCAATGAATATCCAAAAATCAGTTTCAGTGAAAGCATTTCAGCATTTTTAGTAGAATCAGTAATCTGCACAATTGAAATAAAATCGACACTAACCTATGAAGAATTGAAAAAATCAATACAGTCTTCACATAATGCAAAAACACTGAATCCAAGTTATGAAGAAATTTTTTCCGTTTCAACTTTCAGTCGAGGACTAAAGTCTTTTCTTGTTGCATATAATGGGCCGCAGCAAATGCAAACTGTACAAGGCTGGATAGATAAGGCTCATAAAGAACTTGGTATATCTGTTCCTGCATTACCGAATAATAACACAAGATTCAACATTGCCAGTCCGTCATTAGATGCGATGATCATTCTTGAAAAGGGCTTCGTACATTATGACAATTTTATCGCAGGGATAAATACCAATAATTTTAGATTTGGAGAATCTACTATCAACTGGCTTTGTGCCAATTCTCCTGATGGAAATCTTTTATATTTATTCCATATGCTACATCATTTGATAAAATCTGTACAAGGGAGATTTCTCAATGCCGCCCCATACATTTCAGAACAAAAATTCGATGTATACATGAAATAAAACTTTGAAATTAGCCGCCATGCTTAATTGCCTTTTGCATTAGCATGGCTCCTATTAGAATATTATTCTTCCCCACCTCAGCCAAGTTAACACAATCGCTTTCATCAAACGCAACGATATCATTAATCAGACTAGTCGAATCTTTAGATATAAGGAGTCTCATATGATTGTTTTGTAATCTTTCCTTAAGGTAGTGAATAATTTCACAATGTAATTTAACAGATTCCCGCTCGATTCTTTCAAGATTAGTGATTAACTCACGCTGCCTGCAAAGTAGAGCATCCTTTTGCTTTTCTAAAGTCATAACTGTCCCCAGCCTTTCGGCTTAATGAATATTAATTATGCCTACACGCCAAGCAATCGCCTTGCCTGGCCTCTATTAGAGAAGTCCTGAAGCAAATCCTGACGCGCCTGTTTCGCACCGTCATTAGCTCCCTGTCTCGCAGCTTCCTGCATGGCCTGCTTCAGTGCAGCGTCTCCGTTACCGGATATGTTGAAGTGCTGATGAATAATCGTATCACCACCGCCTGACGTGGCCTCAGTAGTACCAACCATGCGAACACCCAGCGAACCATCTGCCGATCGTGTCAGTGGCATAATGGCTTCCGGCCCCGCTTCTCCCATAAGCCCAGCGCCTTTTGCAAAAGCAAAATATGTCGGTGTGCTAACAATGCTGTTGCTGTAAGCGCTCAGACTTTCAGAAGCATACGCTCCACCTTTCGCATTTAGCTTTATGCCTGAAGCGGCAGAGTTATAAGCGCCGGAAGGAGTGCTGCCAGATGCGGCGCCAGCCCCCGCCCCAAACATACCGCCGATCGAACTGAAAAAACCGCTGTTACTGGCTGAGCGCAAAGAATCCACCAGCATCGCATTGAGGATAATTTTCTGCATAGACTGAAGCACAGAACTGGCCCAGTCTTCCCAGTCGACCTTATTACCGGCCAGAGCATCGGAAATATTTCCCACCAGCCCGGACATTGCGTTATTCACCAGGTCAGCAGACTGAGATGCGTAATCAGAAGCAGTGTCAGCCCAGTTCGCAAAACCTTCACGCATACCCGTTGTCCAGTCACTGCGCTGAGCGTCAGAAGCTGAGTAGTAAGCTTCCTGATCTCGTAACCGTTCATCGAGATAACGTTTATTCAGTGCCAGTTCCTGACGGTATAGGTCTTCAGAAATATCACCTGACTGGTACTGGCGCTGCAGCTCAACGTTCTTCTGCTGAAATTCCTCCCTGATGCGTAGCATTTCCTGCATACGTTCACGCATTCGGCTTCCCTGTCCATACCCGGTAAGTTCTGCCTGGTTAGATGCTCGCGCGCTGGCGTTTGAGTCAGCGAGGTTGGCTTCATACGCCGCTAATTGTTCGCGGATTTTCTGCTGATCAATCAACGCGGCATTCTGCAACAGGGTTTGTTTTTGTGCCTCGGTGAGAGACGTAAGCTCACCCTGGCTAACCTGGTATTTCAGTTTTGCCAGTTCGGTATTTTGACCAGCCAGAGCGATTTGCTCTTTCTGCTGCTTAATGAGCTTGTCGTAAGTATCCGCCGTTTTTTCGGCTTCAGTTTTTCCACCTTTTGCTTTCGGCTTGTTAGCCTGATTATTTCTCCACTCCTCTAAACCATTATTAATTAACTCCTGACGGCTGGTCTGGTAACGAGGGTCATTAGAAGCGAAGCCAAGATCATCAGCAGAATAACTTAATCGTAAGCGTTCTCTCTCCTCACCTTTACGGCGAGATAATTCAAGTTCACGCCTACTTTTTTCAATCGCATCCACCTGTTTAGTATTAAGGTCAGCCTGAGGTGACCTTAACGGAGAGTTAACCAGTCCCTGACGAGACATAAGCAGTGCATTTCCCAACCCTAGCAGACGGTTAAACTCTGTATGCTGGCCGTTCATAATTAATAATGACTGATAGGCTGAATTCTGTTCTGCTGCCTGCTGACGTATAAGCGCAATACGACGATGCTCTACCCCCTCAAGAACCTCCTGAATAGACTGCGATTTAGCCTGCATCTGTGCTAGGCGTTCTTGCTCAATAGCTAAAGCATTAGTGGCATCAGAAAGACCTCGGGTAGCATCATCTATGCTCTTAAGATGGTTAACCATGTAACCTGCAACTGTAGGACCAGGGTTAGCCAACATGTGCTGGTAACCGGAAATTTCTTCCCGTAACTGCCTAACCTTTTTTGCCTGCTCATCAATAAGCCGGTTTTGCTCGTCTAATGCCTGCCTGGTCTTGGCTTCATTATCTGAAGCCTCAGGTAATGACATGGTTTTTGTTTTAGAGCGTATCTGATCAATAGTATTTGCATAGTCTTGTGCGGATCGGCGAGCTTGCTCCTGATTCTGGTACATGGTGTACCATGCACCAGCTCCCAGCATAACCAAACCAGGAATCCCGCCAACCAACCCAAGAGCGCCCCCCATCAACCGAGAGCCTAATGATGTCACATTATTTAGGGCTTCCTGCGCTGCGGTCCTTGCCGAAATATTTCTGGTTAATGATGCTTGAGCATCAGATAACCTTTTCTCCGCTGCTGCCTGAGCATCAGTTCCCCTGGTAGCAATTAAAGCTTGTTGTGCCCGATACACAGCTGCACGAGCGCGAGCCGTGGATATTTGAGTACCTCTCACTTGTGCTTCAGCAAGTGCAATCTCACTCTTTGCTGCATTTAATAACCCAGATGTTGCTGAAAATGCTCCTGATGCCATATCTCCAAACCAACGCGCTGCGCCAACAGCAACAAGAACACCTGCGGCAGTTGCAACTTCATCAATATTATCTGCAATCCCATTTAATGCGCCTGTCAATGTCCGGCTAACACCACTTGCTTCATTTGCGCCGCCGACCCATGCCATAAAGGCGTTTTCAATTTTTGTCGTTGCTGCGGATACAGTCTGCGGCATTGCGTTGTATTCTTCACGAAGTGATCCGAGCTGGCTGATTAATGCCGGAACAACCTTGTCAGCAGTAAGTTGACCTGCATCAGCCATTGCTTTTAAGTCTTTTCTTGCGACCCCCATTCCAGAGGCTAGAGCCCTGATAACACGATCGCCATTCTCATTAACTGAGTTAAATTCCTCACCACGTAAAACCCCCTGAGCCAGCGCCTGGCTGAATTGAGTAATAACGGAACTAGCCTCTGCTGTGCTTGCGCCAGAAAGCTTCAATCCGGTAGAAATAGCCTCAGTAACATTTAATACTTCTTCGGAGCTATAGCCGAATTCACGCATTGATGCAGCTGAGCGAGCAAACAGGTTTGCGTTATCTGAAAATGCGGTTCCTGTTCGCTGGCTAATATCCATCAGAGAGCGTTGTGACTGGTTGAAGTCATCAGTTGATTGCGAGGTCTGCTTCAATCGTGCATTAACCGAACTCCATTCATCCGCAAGGGAGATCAGGTGACCGGTGGCGTATGCACCAGCGAAAGCACCAGCAAGCCCCATCGCAGAAGATTTTGCAGAATTAAGTTGGTTCGTTACTTCTGCTAGAGCTCTCTGCGTCTCTCTTGATGCAGCGGCCGCCTGACGACCACCATTCTGCATGGTTTTGTAATAATCCTGCCCCATACGTGAAGCGCGAGAAATTTCTGTCTGGAAAGATTGTGAATTTGCGGACACTTTAATAATCAGTTCTCGCAAGGTGGCCATTATTCATTCTCCAGAAACAAAAAAACCGCCGAAGCGGTTTGTGTTATTATTTTTCCCAGACTTTTCGTCGGGCTTCCTCAAGATATTCTTCATCGGTTTTTGTGGGATGATCACTTGATAACAAATCACTACCACAATGTTTGCATTTGATGGCTTCTTTTTTTATTAATTCAGCACAGAACGGGCATTTTTTCATACCATCAAATTCCAGCTTCTCTTTTTCTTCAAACTGTACATCTTTTTTAATAACTAAAGAGTGAACTAAGGCAACAATGAATAACAGAGCCCCATAAATCCACCACCCCAAAAAAGAGCGCCCCTTGCTACTTGCAATCAGTGCAGGTATTAGACCAATAACAATTGAAATAAGTAAGATTTCCATGACCTTCCCCTAAACATCATCAATGAGGTAAATCCTATTATCTTACTGAATAAATGTCACTGAGTTGCTGCTGTTAATGCAGCCTCAAGCCCTGCAAACGGGTCCTTCGGTGCTGATTGTTCATCACCACCCCAGCGCAGGATCGCATCGTCCAGCGGTACTTTCGCCCCCTGTGAGCCGTAGATGGCAGAGACGACCTGAGCTGCCTGGATATCACCACGAATATCGCCAATGGGGCTATGCCTGTCGAACTCAATCCACATCAGAAGCTCGCTTGCTGTCATGGTCTGCCGAAGTTCTGAGAGCGTGCGCCCCATGCGGAGCGCAAGCGCCATCAGAAACTTTACGCCGGGGGTTGCGACTTTTCCCGCGCTTCGTCCGCGCTGTTGATCAGATCAAGCGCCTGTTTGAGAAGGCGTGAGTGAACGGGCCCGTAAATTTCACGTACCTGCTCTTCTTCATCGACACTGAATACCGGTTGCTTGTTGGTATCGCAAAGGACATCAATGAACAGCACCACGTCAGCACAAAGATTACGGTGTGCTTTTTCTGATACAGATACCTCGCCTTCTTCATCAGCACCAGATTTTGCAATTTCCTGCCAACGTAACCACCCTTCGCCAGAAGGTTCCCGCAGAACAACCTTCACACCGCCCCATTCAGGGACCGTAATGATTTTATGACGAAAGCCTGACATTTTAGCCAGCGCCAGTTCTTTAAGACTTTTAGCCATTTTTTATCCCTGATTAAAGAAGATGAATTACGCTACCGTTACGACGCAGGTTGCTGAGGTGACTTTCCCAGCAGGTGTGGAGGCATCGGTAACTTCACAAACGTAATCACCGGCATCACCTGCAGCAGCGTTTGCCTTGTTGAACGTTGCTGTCGTCTGTCCACTAACCGCGCTGCCGCCCTTCTTCCAGACATAGGAATAAGGTGCTGTTCCCCCGGCAGCTACCACCGTCAGTGATAAAGCCGAACCAGAGGTAACTGACTTGGTGTCAGGCAGGTCGGTGGTCAGACGCAGCGCGTTATCAATTTTCGTCGGCTTACCTTTCAGACGTAGCGAAAAAGTTGCGGCCACCACGCTGTTTGTCCCGGAAGACCAGGTGTGCTGACGGACTTCAGACAGGAACTGGAAGCCAATACCAGACGGGAAGACAATCCGAAAACCATACATGGTGTCGTTATCGTAAGCTTCACGCAGCGCATCCTGTGCCGGGTTAACATAAAAGTTACCGGACATAGAGATTTCTGACTGAGCGCCCAGGCCGTTAATGTTTTCCTGCTCGGTTGAGCACAGAGTTGTAACATCAATGTCCTGCTTCTGGCCGCCAGTAAACTGGACCTCTTTGATAGTACAGTGCAAATCCAGCCAGGTTGCGGCACCAATCGTGTCCAGTGTCGCTGGCGCAGAGGTGATCTGAATTTTCGTACCCTGCGATTTTTCATACAGTGAGGACATATTTGTCTCCTGAAAATAGAAAACCCGCCGTAGCGGGTCTGTGAGTTAATAGATGTGTCAGACAGTGACCTGAAATTCCAGCGTCGCCCGGTAATACCGGTTCTCTGGTTCATAACCAGGGGTTTTGCTTATATTGGTGGGATTGAGTGGCTTAACCACCTGAAGCGCCATATCACGAAGATTCCGCGCCTCTTTGAGAGTCAGTGAGTAAACATCCACCTGGACCGATATCCCTGATTCGGCCTGCCCACAAAGAACATCAGCGGTCACATCAGAAATAAGTGAAAAAATAACCCATGGCGGTGATATCGAGGGCTGGCCATCACTACCCAGCGGCGCAACGTAAGGATAAACTTGTCCACCGGCCAGAGGCTTCAGCAAAAGATAAAGGTCATCTTCCGTCATTTACTCAGCACCTCATCAATGGCCTGGTTCATGCGTTTCATAGCAACCTGCGTCGCCAGTTCTTCGCGGGTATCAAACGCAGGACGGACAAAAGGATGTGGGGGCATATTCACTGTGCCCATTTCGACAAATCGCCAGTAAAACGCGTTACGTCGATCGGAGGCTTTCATTGAATTATCGCTGTTACCCGTTCGCATGTTTCGACCACGAATATGAACACCGGATGAAATATCACCGCGTTTACGTGATCGCTGCGTCAGCACCACAACGTTTTTCTTCAGCTTGCCGGTTCGTTCAGGCGCTCTTACTATCACCTCATCTTTCAGAACCTCAGCACCAGCTCGAGTGGCATCACGCAGAACTTTGTTGTTTTCGGCGCGACTCAGTAATTCCAGATCGCGGGATATCTCTTCAAGGCCAGAAAAATCCAGACTGATATCAATCATTTTTCCGCTCCATTTTTACAGAGTATTTCCAGCCTGGTGGCTTTACTGTCAGGTATGGGGGGACTGATGATATTCAGTACCGCGCCTTTAAATGGTCCTGTGAGCACCTTTAATCTTGACGCAGCAGTCACATCACGCCGGAAACGGATCCACACCCGAATTGTTGCCTGTGCCGTTTCTGCTCCTGATTGCAACTGCTCACGACCACTGATACCCAGCACTTCCGCCCATATGATCTTTCCCTCCTGCCACTCTTCAACCGGCTGGCCTGTCGTATCGCGAAAAGAAGTAAAGTTCAGGATAGTAACGCGATGGCGTAATCGACCTGCCTGCATATACCCCCCTTATGTTCCCGGGTGCTTCCGGTGCGGCCCCAGGAGAGCCTGAACACCAAACGGCAATGTGCTTGTAATATTGCCAATATTTACCGGCTCTCTGTTCTCGTACCAGTGGCTGACAAGAAGCATTAACGCCAGCTTGATATCGTCGCTGATGATGATGCCATCAGGGTCACTGTCCGGGATGCTCGTATCGTATAGAGCCCTGTTTACAATTTTCTCAGCATGGGACTTTGCTGCACTGAGATATATCGCCAGTGTCTGATCTTCAGAAACATCATCGCTGTCTATCCGGCATTGCTGCCGTAATTCGGCAATAGACGGTTTCATTTGGTCTTCCCACGTTTTGTTTTCGGTGGTTCTGGTTCTGGCTCTGGCTCTGGCTCTGGCTCTGGCTCTGGCTCTGGCTCTGGCTCTGGCTCTGGCTCTGGCTCTGGCTCTGGCTCTGGCTCTGGCTCTGGCTCTGGCTCTGCAGGAACATGAACACCGCCACTACCAAATTTGATAATGCCTAGTTCGGCAGCAATTTCCTCAGCGCGGACAGGTAGCTCACCGTCCGAATACACCCCTGCGGGAATGGATTCGACAATACAACCATCTGGGGACCACTTAAGTTCACGCAATAATTCAGGCATAAATCACCTCGAAAAATCGGGGCCGAAGCCCCAGAGAATTAAGCGCCAGTGCCGATCTGCAGCAGTTTAATGGCCTGAGAATCCACCAGCATTCCCCCGGTTCGTTTGGTGGTGTAGAAACCAACGAATGGTTTTTTGGTGTAGGGGTCACGAAGAATGCGGGTGCCGATGCGGTCAACAATGGTGTAACCACGCTTGAAATTGCCAAATGCAATTGCTTTAGCATCAGCCGCGATATCCGGCATCTGTTCGTTCTCTGCCACACCGTACCCGGCCAGAGAGGAGGGCTGACCCAGTTCCAGACCAGGACGCCACAGGTAGTTGCCTTCTGAATCTTTCAGGATTCGGATAGCAAACAGACTGTTGTTGTTCATCATGAACTTAGCGCCATTACGATGCACTTTTCGCAGCGTGTAGACCAGTTTGATGATCGCATCAGCCGTTACGCCTGCCGCAGCGCCAGAGAGAATGTGCTGGAGAGTACCAAATGCACGAGTCTTGTCCGGATCAAGCGTGGAAGCGTATGCCAGAAAACCTTTCGGCTTCTTCGTCCCGTTACCGCTGGTAAAGGCGATTTCTTCCTGCTCTGCAAACTCAATTGCCAGTTCGCTGTTGATCCAGTCTTCGACGTTGAAAAAGGCATCATCCAGCATGGTTTGAGTCGCCTGCGGGTTACCGTAAATTTCTCCCATGAACGGCTCAATCTGACCGAGTTTAGACGCATCGGTTTCCGGGCGGGCATCAGTTTCACCAACCCAGCCGGAAGCCGTACCGCCGAGATTAACCAGTTTTTTATAGTTAGCGCCGCCGACTGTGATGGTAGTCGCCTCCTGGCGCATCACCACTTCATCTTTCAGAAGATTAAGGATCGTGCGATCCAGCTCTTCCGGCACGGCATAGCCACCATCTTCATCCACACCGACCTGCAGAGCTTTGCGTTCAAGTTCGCGCAGCCCGTCATCTTTACCCTTGCGCATAAAGCCAATGAAAGCGGTTTTATGTTCGCTTGCGGCTTTGCTCTGAGGACCACCGGCTGGACGTTTAACCTGCTTCAGTTCCTCTTCCAGCTCAGATTTAAGCTCATCCAGTTCAGACAACTTGCCGTTTAAGGTTTCAACCTCCCCCGCCAGCTTGCCCTTTTCCTGTTCAACTGCTTCCAGGCGCTTATCGTTCTTTTCTTTGAACGCATCAAACTTCGCCTGCAGTTCCTGCGCGACCTGCTCTACGTCTTTAACGTCAACTGACATAATTAACTCCTGATTAAAATTTGATGTTTTTCAGTGCATCCAGTGCGGTACTCACTTCATCAACATCACGCTGTGAAAGTGAGCTATAACCCCCGGCCATGAATGCTTTAGCCTGGGTGCGTGAGAGCCCAACATCGCGCAGGACTCGTTCAATACTTTTTTGAGAAGGGATTTCTCCGCGGGAAAATGCGCTTTTGACATCACTTACACGCGCTTCATCGTTCGACGGAAACGTGACGAGACTGACTTCCCACAGGTCGATCTCTTTAAGAAGGAACACGCCCTTAACACGGTCGTACTCCCAGTCTTTCAGCATGTAACCAATAGAAAGGCCGGTTAAAGAACCGGCCTTCATGTGGGCGTGTGCGCGTTTCGAAAGGGGGTCGTCATCAATGAGTAACCGACCTTTAACATAAAGGCCAACCTCATCCTCTTTCATCTCAGTGTAAATACCGATGGGTTCATCCATACGGTGCTGCCAGAGTAATGCAGGGAGAGCATTCTTTTCTTTCCATGCCTGAAGGGAGGCCGAAAAAGCGCCTGGCACAACAACATCATCGTAGCTGTCCTTTACGCCAAAAACAGAGCCATAGCCTTCAAACTCCCCGCTGTCGCTGACAGACTTTAGCTGTAGCGGAATATCCAGCCGCTGTTTAGTCATCGGCATTATGTTGTTCCTCGGTTGTTTTGTTCTTGCTGCTGTCTGACGGCTTCGTCGTCATGTTCATTGGCGTAAGGTAAATATCTCCTCCTGCGCGTGGGTTAAGTTCTTCAAGCTCCCGGCAGTCATTTGGTGAGTAAATCCCCCAGTTAATGCCTGTTGAATACGCCTCAAATCGCGACTTCATATCCCCGCGCAGCAATGCGCCGGCATTGAATTTTGCGTAGTACACACCCTGCTTTGATTCCTTCACCAGCCCGATGTTGATTCGCTGCTCAATGCGGGTCATGTACGGAACGAGTGAATAATTGATAAACCCCATGCCGAGGTTTTCAATATTGTTAAACGTCGAGCGGTCAGTGTTCTGCACCATGTGCATCGGCACCCGGAACAGGCGGCATATTTCCTCCAGCTGGAATTTCCTGGTCTCAAGGAACTGACTGTCTTCCGCATTGAGCGCCATCGACTTCCAGTCCAGTCCCATTTCGAGAATCATTGGCCGGTGCGCGTTGCTCAGCCCGAGGTGACGATCCTCAAAATCCTTTTTCAGCCTTGCGTAAGCAGCGTCAGTGAGCGTTTGCTCAGTGCGGAGTACGCCGGAGGTAACCGCGCCATTTGAGAACAACCGCGCCCCATGTTCCTCTGTTGCCATTCCCAGAGATATTGCTTCTCTTGCATAGGCTATAGGGTTCAGCCCCACCAGCCCGTCAAAGGTAAGCGTTCTGACATGCCAGATATCATCCTGCCCAAGCACGTCTGTTGAGCCATCGGGGAATGTTACCTGGTAAACCGGTTGCCACTGGCTGTTAAGCTTTGGTTCAACACACCCTGGGTCAATGGGAAGAAGCTCCACCACCTCGCCAAGCGCTTTAACTTTGTAGGCGTAAAAATTACCGCGAAGACAAAGACAGACAATGACCAGTTCCCAGAACTCCTGAGGGGTCATGTAATCATTTGGCTTCATCGTCAGTAATTTATGCAGCCTTTCGGAAGTCGCTTTTTGTTTACTGTTTCCGGTTATCTTGTACAGGTTACAGGGCAGCATGCCCATCGACTCAGCAAGAACCCTGATACAACCGAAAACTGCTGTAAGCCGCATGGCTTTCTGGCTGCTTACCCTTTTCCCTGTATAGGTGTCGTAAGTCATTCCCACTGCTTCAGCGAGTTCTGCCGGAGTAGTGACAGGGGAGTCACTTTTTTTGAACATTCCGGGGAAAAACATCAGTCAGTCACTCCTCGCAATGTTTTCCCGGCCAGCGAAAGCGTGCGGGAAACCAGCCATGACCAAATAAGGCAAAGCATACCCGCACTGATTAAGCCTCCAGGCGGATAAATCATCCATACACCAAACGAAAGCAAAATAGCGCCCATCACCCCGATCAGTGGGGCGAGAATCATCAGGATCATAACTGCCTCTTTATAATGAACGGACGCCGTAACTTTCCAGATGGTCAGAGAGGCTGTCCTGTTGTTCGCCGCCGTTTACAAGCATGCGGCTCATTGCGGTAAACAAGGCGGCAGGCCCGTCTATTTTCGCTTCTGGCGTGGATTTGTTCGGAAAGATATTGTCGTTTTTGTCAGGCTTGACGGTGACGTTAGACATCATCCAGTTCATAACCGGATGATTGCTGTGATGAAAACGCCCGCCATAAACCAGAGACTCCACCTCTTTCATTGACTCAGAAAAGTTTCTGACCGTCTGCGGAACCTCCACCAGCGGTACACCCTCTTCTGCCAGAGCCAGGCTAAACTGCGTTGCGCTCCAAGGGTCGAACCCTGTTTCCTTCAGGTTTTCGCCGCTAATCCATTCCAGAAAATCTGCTTTAATCTGCGCATGATCAATAACATCACCATCGGTCAGTTCCAGCTTCCCAAGCTCAGCCCATTTGCGATACATCTGCGCCATTTGAGCGGAACATTTTTCCAGTCGCCCTTCTGGTAACCAGAATTTAAAGTCTGCGTGCGCATGGCCGTTATCTGCCCGCCAGAGTTTTACCGCAGCGCAAATATCAATCTTGTGGGCCAGATCCACGCCAGCCCACATCGGGTAAGTTCTCAGCTCATGACTGGGGGCGATAAACTCGCAGTTTTCCCACTTAATCATGTCCATCCAGGCTGACTCAGCGGTCACCCAGATATTCATGTGTTTGGTGAAAAAGTTAACCCTGGCGGAAACCTGTTCTTTGGCCTTCTTAGCCAAGCGGCGAAGATCGTCCCAGCGCTTACAGATACCCAGCCCGGGGTTAGCCTTTTGCCAGACCGTTTCATCAAACGGATCATCATCTTTATCCAGGGTGAAGATGATGGCGAAAAAGGTGTCATCCTTCACCGCGCCTTCCACTTCGCTGTTATAGCCACGCAGCACCTTAATGGCATAATCGCGCAGCTCGTAACAAATCCCTTCTTTATTAAACCCAGCTGTCGTTATGCCAAACAGAAGAGACTGCAATCGTGCGCCGGTTGCAGTCTCCAGAACGTCCCAGACATCACGGGTTTTATGCGCATGAAGTTCGTCGACGATGCCACAATGGATATTGAGACCATCCAGATTGTTGGCATCAGAAGAAAGTGGTTCAAACTTGGATGCTGTCTGCTCCTGGTAAATCGCCAGCTTATTAAATTCAAACAGTCGCCCCAGTGTGGGTTTCGCTTTTTTAACCATGTTTTTCGCATCTTCAAAAACGATGCGAGCCTGATCCCGCGTTGTCGCTGCGGAATAAACCTCTGCCCCGCCCTCACCATCGGCGCCAGCCATATAGAGACCAACGCCGGAGGATAATGTCGACTTGGCGTTTTTACGGGCTACCTCGTTATATGCCGTGCGAAACCTGCGGACCATCACAGGACGGCCACTGCCATCATTACGCAGCACGACTTCGCCTGTTTCTTCATTTACCAGGGGAATAACAAAACCGAAGATGTTGATCAGAATGAAAACATGCCAGTCCATCAGCTCAATCGGCTGGCCTGCCAGTGCTCCTTTAACATGAGGCACGAATTTATAGAAATTGAGGATGTGTTGTGCGCGGGGCTCGCTGAAATAGATGCCACGTTTTTCACCGTATTTCAGATCATCAAGAAATCGCTGACAGGAAAGACGAACAAATTCACAGGCAATAACCTCCCCGGCAACGACGCGTTCGGCGTAACGTATGCCATCAGTAACTTTTGCCATCAGTCCCTCGAATTTAGAAATTGACTTAACAGATCATCATCGTCTGGTTTGTCTTTACTGACCTTAGACCTGCTGGAAGGTGTCATACCAAACTCAGCTAACATCGCGCGAAGTCGCTTCCAGGCATCAGCTTTCATCATGGCTGCCGGATGCGGTTTGATCATGCGTATTTCTCGTTCTTTCCCTTCATCAGCATCATCATCGCTGTATACCGCATAGGTATAACCTTCCCGATCCAGCGTTTCACAATGATGGCGGTATTCCGTATATGCCTCTACCAGCAACTCCAGAGCCCTGGCATCCAGCTGAGATATGACGCCAATGGCATCAAGTTCTTCGGCCATCCGCTTAAACCAGTACTTCCCCTGCTTGTCGAAATGCTTGGGAACTGGGGGGACCCCTTTAGGTGGCTGCGGCTCGTTTTTGTTGATTGGTCGTTTGGAAGGGTTACCCCTCACCAAACGCAGATGGGTAGGGGTTTTCGGTGGTCCTGACATAATCGAAAACTCCTATTAATCATCGGTTGGGGAACCCCAAAAAAAGTTTTCTAACCTGCGGCGATGTGAAGAAAGGCTAGGCGGCGGTCCTTAGGGCCTTTGCTCACAGGGATTTGACCTCCCCCTCCCCTCCACGTCTTTTGATGATAATTACTATCATTTGAAGCGCTCGCGCCCTGTTTTCGAGCGGTGGCAGGGCCAGCACAGACTTTCGAGGTTCGAATCATCATCGGTACCCCCATGTGCCTTAGCTTTGATATGGTCAACGGTTGTGGCCGCAACAGCCAGGCCAGTACGCAGGCAGTTCTGACAAAGATGATTATCACGCTTCAGAATACGAGCGCGCTTGATATCCCACTTACTGCCGTAGCCACGTTCATGGCGGCTCTTACCTTGCTGGTGCTGCTGCCAGCCCTCATTGCGATGCTGCTCACAGTAGCCTGAACGGTCCGTAGTCGTACCGGGACAACCTCTCTTGCGACATGCGCGAGGGATTAACGCTGGCATGGTTCAATCCTCACAGAGCCGTAAAGCGTATGCCGCTTCACTTCACCGTTCTCTGTCGTCATATAACCACGCTCATCAGAAACGGCTGCGATTACTTCGCCCTTCTCATCGTCAGCAGTGAAGACATGCTTAACCTCAATACCATCGAGAAAAACAGCGTATCGCTCTACACCGAGATTAATCTTCCTGCCGGGATCGTCATCTAATACAGTTAGACGCATATGACCTCTTGTTAGGTTCATTTTTGTGTTCGAAGTGGCATCAAATTGAGACATAACTCTAATAACTTAAACTTTCTCATTCTTTAGTATTGATATTGGCCTTAATGGCTCAATGTTTATTAACTCATCAATAAGAGGTTTAATTATGAGCATCGACTATTTAGACGTCCGTAAGGTTATTAAGTGTGCAGAACACAAAAAGGCTTTAGATGAAAAAGCAATCAAACTTAAGAAAAACGTTATTGACTCATGCAAAGAAAGCTCTTTAACTTCTAACACCTTGATTTTCAATCAAGATGCAGAAAACAGACTAACCCTAGAACTTTCAACATATGGGTTAGAACTCGTTTTCAATGAGAAACTGGTAGTCATCAATGAAGCCCCTCTTTTGAAGTTCGTTGCAACTGACTCAACTGATGAAAATAACAAGGAAGTAATTAGCTTCTTTTTAGGTAAAAATGGGTTGGTTTACATTGGGGAGTACAAACCTAATCCATCTTATGATTATGAAGATGTTGATCTATTTCTCGATATACTTGAAGCTACATTAAAAGCGCTCAAGTCTTCCGATAAAATATCCTATTAACTGATGGCAGGCACCTGATACGTGCCTGCTGTAATGCATGATAGTTTAAGAGAATGAGAGGCCCAAATTAACCAGCACATCTTTTTTCTCCTCTATACGCCGATCAAGTTCATCCACTGCATGCGGGCGTATGGCATCAAGAAAGGCATTATCCTGATAGGTCGACTGGATTGTCACCCCAAGTCCGGCACCGCTTTCCAGTATGCCTTTCTGTCGCTGTAGCTCTTTCATCTCGTTATAGATGTAATGCGCGTCACTTAGGTTCTCTACGTTCACGACCTGGCTCCTTCATACAGTTAGCCTGCACTGATTTGTTGTGCGCCAATATGTCCCGCTTCGTCTGCTTATCCAGCACGGCAATATCGTGCTCTGTGAGGTAGATGATATTCACCCAGTCACAGGCCGTGTCCGTTACTTCAGGTTTTGCGGGTAAATTTTTCGCGCAACTCACGGTCAACATCGTCATCAGGAAGATGATTAACAGTCTGCTGTACATCCCTGGCTCCTTTTGTTGTTTCTACCCGGCGTTCTGCAACCGCTTCAGTAGCTGCTGCGCGTTCTTCAGTGCGTTGCTGGCCTGCTTTTGTTTCCGCGATACTGGTTCCGCGTGATTTACCCAGACCAAAAGCACCTGCAATTGCAGCCAGCACAGCAACAGCCAGGCCGATAATCATTTCAAGTCCCATAGCGACCTCATACCAGTGCGGCTTTTGCTTTGGCGTAGCGTGCACGACGGTCGTTAATACCGTTCTGTCCACCATTGATGATCTGAGTGATGCGGACCAGATCTCCGGAGTAGCTCAGGCATCCGCTGGTGGCGTAGAACCATGCAGCTGACCGTGCTGCGTTGATATCCTTTTCCAGCAACTCAGGATTACTGACTAAATCCAGTTTTAATCCCGTTCCGCAGCGTCGGTAATTATCAAGACCGGTAATCTGAATCAGCCCGCGTCCACGATATTTCCACCCATCGCCTGATGATTTGTTACCGAGTCGATTGCTGTACACCAGATTTGCAATGGCTGGCTGATTGGCTACCTGCCCTTTTTCTTTGTCACGCCCAAGCATATATGCCTGATAGTTCGTAATGCGGCGTCCAAAGGTGGTCAGCAGAGCGGCTGGGGTGTAGTTGAAGCTCTCCACCAGCGCAGAGAATCCCGCTGATTCATGTCCTGACTGAGCAATAAACATTGCCTGGTCTTCAGGCTTAACAATGCCGAACTCTTTCATTGCCGCGTCAATGTGCGGAAACCAGCGCGAAGCTAACCCGGCGCTTACACCAGCCGCCTGTTGAAATTGTGATTGGTTCATTAATGCCTCAGCGTATCAACGAGACGCGCCACGTTCCCACGAGCCCATAACACGGCAGCGCAAATAAGAAGGTTTACGATGACCACCATCCAGTGTGACTCCTGGTAGAGGCCAAACAGATATCGGAATGGAACGCTGGCATAAACCAGCACAACGAAGTAAGCCAGCAATGATATAGCGGGGCGATGCCTTGCCCCTTCACGCTGGTAGAACATCAGGACAAGGACGATGATCGCACAAATACCTGCATTCACCATCGCTGACGGATCACTTGTTACCATTACTGGCCCCTCCTCCACGGAATCGCGAAAGAATACTGAACAGGCTTCCCAAATCCTGACTGTTGAAAAATGTGAGCACTTTGATTGTCATTGCCGCCACTACAACAGCACCAAGTGCGTCTAATGGCCTGTCACTATACCCGGTAGCCTGTGACAACTTTGAACCAACCAGGCCAGCAGCAAGAACGCCAACAATGAATGACGTCATGAAGTAAGCAATCAATCGTACTCGTGTGATATTTGCCGCTGTCGCTACATAAAATACTGCACCAGCGAATGCGCCAAATACCACGCCATAATCAATACCGGTTGCAAAACCAAACATGCTGGCTCCCAGCAGTCCACCAGCAGCGACCGTAGTGCCAGAAACAGGATCGGACATTAAGCCCCCTCTTATTGCTGTGAGTCCTCTCGGTATGAGGGGAAATAAAAAGGCCACCATTAGGTGACCCATTAAATTAGCTGATAATGTTTAGCGAACAAATTTATGGAAAGCTCTTATGTAAGTGATTTTACTCGTTCCCATTCTTTCTTAACTACCACCTGTAATGTCTCCACAAAAAGTTTGCTTAAGTCTCGTATGGCATCCTTATCAGGACGTGTTTTAAGCGTCCCAGTATTCCTTATGATATCATCCATGAGTTTATTAATATGAATTGACTCTGGCTCTGAAGGATTTAATAGTAGCTGTATTTTAAATTTAAGCAGATCAACTTTTTTGTTGTCTTCGCTCATAGCCCTTATTGCATCTTGAAAATCAAGAAAGAAATCTTTCCCTTCCTCTTTACTAGTTTTTTTTAGGCAATATCTTGCAATTGTACGACTTCGTCTCAGAGAACCAATTGATGCTAAAAATTCAGACGCTGACTCTCTTAAAGAGTTAATCCATTGTTGCCTATTAGTTGAAAGCACTTGAGCGTTTAAGTTTTTAGTTGCCAAATCTAATTGAGCGGCACGATCAACATCAAATGACTTTTGTTGTGCGTCACGATCTTCCTTTAAGGTTTGAATATTTTTATTAATCGACCACCATGCAATAAATCCGGGAATAACCGCGGCAATAAGAGCGCCCAGCGCGCTTGCAGCTAGCGAGTCCCAAGCAAACCCACTTTCAGAAAGAACCTTTATTTGTGGAAGATTCTTCACCAAAAGATCAACCACGCTTATCTCCTCACCTGAGAATGGGAAAGGTATTCCACGCCAAGCCATAAAACCCCCATAACATTTTTTGGGGCATTATAGCAAAAAACCCGCACGATGGCGGGTTCTTAATGTTTGTTGCTCTGTTCGCTTTTGCGTCCCGAGCGTAACACAATTTAAGCACCTTCTGGCTCACATTGCAACTTAAATCTGCTGCTATTTGTGCCGAATGCATCACACATTGGTGCGTAAAGCATGAATTCTGCCAAACTTAGCCAGGAATCAATTCTGCGGCGGCAGGTCATGTAGCACCACTCTGGATGACGCTTTTGAAGTTGCTCTGCCATGAGGCGTTTGCTCTTGCGATAACGGTATCGGTCCAGTAGCACATCAAACAATCCGTTGTGACCATTTGAGATCAGCACAGCTGCGATAACACCATCTATGCAAACCCCCTCATCATCTGAGCAGAACGCAATGCCTGTCTTATTTTTGCCATCGAGAATTTCACGGAAGAACGCTTCGAGCTCTGGTTTCGTCAGACCTGATTTCTTCATGCGACGTAAAGCGTCATTGATGGCTGTCTTGGTGATTCTCCCGGATGCCAGAAGCTGGTTAAACATATTTCCACCACTACCACCGCCGATATAAGACCAGCGGCCCCACATGCGCAACTTACCCTGTATCCAGATGCTTTCCAGAGTACGAAGACGAACCATTTCACCAGATTTACCAACTTCAGAAGGATTAATCAT